CGGTAAAGCAAACTCAACTGGGTCGGGATTAGACGGTGGTGCAGGAACGGCTAACCAAGGCCGTAACGGTGGCGCAGGTGTTAACAACGCAGTAGTGTTTTTAGGCGGCGGCGGCGGCGGTGCGTTAAACGCAGGCGCAGGCGGTGGCGCAGGCTCAGGTGGAGCAGGTGGATCCGGTGTTGCAGTTTCAATTACTGGTTCGTCAGTTACTTACGCAGGCGGCGGCGGCGGCGGTACAGCGTTTGTATCTGGCAGTAAACAAACACCTGGCGCAGGTGGCGCAGGCGGCGGCGGTAATGCAAGCGACACGACTGGAAGCGCAGGAACTGTAAATCTCGGCGGCGGCGGCGGTGCTGCAAATAGCACAACTGCAAATGTTGGTGATTTAACGTCACTAGTCGGTGGAGCAGGTGGATCCGGCGTTGTTATATTAAGTTACCCAAACACTAGAACTATTACTATTGGTGCAGGTTTAACAGGATCAACAGCGACATCTGGCAGCAATAAAGTAACAACAATTACTGCTGGTACAGGAAATGTGAGTTGGACATAATGGCACATTACGCATTCTTGGATAAAAACAACATTGTGACTGAAGTTATTGTAGGCATCGATGAAACAGAACTTATAGAAGGTTTGGATACTGAAACTTGGTACGGTAATTTTAGAGGTCAAGTATGTAAGAGAACTAGCTATAACAAACGCATAAGATTTAATTACGCGGGTATTGGCTACACCTATGAACCAATCGACGATGCTTTTATTCCGCCTATGCCTAATTGCGGCCACGATGAATTACTACTAAACGATGTTAAACGATGGGAATGCAGCAATGTCGAGCATCAAGCCCCGCTTATCTAAAGCCGCAATACAACTTCGTGAGCAATTTGATGACTGCTTCAGCGATCGTGATCGCACCTCAGACGGCTGGATCGGCGATAGTCGCCACTCAGCTCGTAAGTCTGACCATAATCCAGATGGCCAAGGCTGGATACGTGCCATTGATGTTGACCGCGATTTATCCGGCAAACCCAAGCCCGACCTCATGCCCGATGTGGCTGATCAACTTCGCATCCTGGCAAAGTCTGATAAGCGCATCTCGTACATCATCTTTGCAGGCAAGATTGCCAGTTCTAAATCGCTATGGCGTTGGAGAACTTATACGGGCATTAACAAGCACGATCACCATTGCCACGTTTCTTTCACTGACAAAGGCGATGAAGATGGTTCACCGTTTAATATCCCGCTACTAGGAGCAAAATAATGAATATGAAGAATCCGCTGGTCCTGTCTGTTGGAGCCTTTTTGGCAGTCTGGGGTACAACCTCAAATTTTGCCCTTGATTACAGAGCAATACTTGGATCAATAGTCGCGGGCGTATTTGGATATGCCACACCTAAAAAGTGACGGCTCAAGATTATGCTGCACTTGCAGTGGCGATCGTCACGGTGCTGGGTGGCATTACTGCAATGCTTCAGTTCATGATCAAACACTATTTAGCGGAATTGAAGCCGAATAGTGGATCAAGCATGCGAGACGCAATAGAAAGATTAGAGACACGCCTTGACAAAGTGTACGAAATACTGAGTTCTAAGTCACAATAAGACAATGGCGCGCAAAAAGGTAATTGACCTTGAGGCTTATTCAATGCTGGATCAATACTGTATTGGCCTGAATGAGTATTACAAATCACTGCGCCGCGCAGGTTTCTCAGTTGAATTAGCATTGGCGATCATAACTGAACCTGCTACTTACCCTGCAACTATCTTGCCTACACCCAATTGGTTGCCACAACTTCCCGACTCCATCCCTTACGATGATGATGATGAGGATTAAATATAATGTATCGCACACTGATCGTGTCCGACCTTCAAATTCCTTTCCACGATAGACAGGCCACCAAGAACCTAGTTTCGTTTGTAGCCAAATGGAAACCTGATGAAGTAGTAACAATTGGCGATGAGATTGATTTTAATACCATTTCAAAATGGTCGGAAGGAACACCTGAAGCCTATGAACAAACTCTTGGAGCGGATCGCGATGAGGCTGTTCAGGTACTTTATGATCTCAAAGTAGATCACATGATCCGTTCTAACCATACGGATCGTTTATACACACAGATAATGCGCAAAATCCCCTCATTCCTTTCCTTGCCTGAACTACGGTTTGAAAAGTTCATGAAGTTGGATGAACTAGGCATTACTTTTCACCGCACACCTTACGCGATAGCGCCTAACTGGGTAGCAGTCCACGGAGATCACACACCTATCAAGGCTATCGGTGGGCAGTCAGCCCTTGAGGCAGCCCGTAGGATGGGCAAGAACGTTATCTCTGGACACACTCACAGAGCGGGCATAGCATCCTTCTCAGAGGCCGTAGGAGGCCGTTTGGGGCGTGTTCTAACAGGTGTTGAGGTAGGAAACCTAATGGACTTTAAAAAGGCCGCATACACCAAGGGAACGGCCAATTGGCAGTCAGCATTTGCCATTATGTATCAGCAAGGCAACAAGGTGGCAGTAAGCGTCATCCATATTGAAAAGGATGGCACATTCATAGTTGAAGGCAAGGTCTATGGGCGCCCTAGATGATTTCCCTGATATCAGGCGCACGATAGATGACGCCGTTGATGAGACAGAATTGTTACCATTTCGTTATCAAAATATGCTAGACAAAGGCTGAAACAGGCGTATTGTTCTTTATGTGGAAGCGGGAACGGCTCGCGGATACATAAGGGGTAAAAATGTCAAAGATGGGCGAAATATATTTAGACAAGTGCATGGATTTTCAGCGTTTACACGAAACTTCAATGGAGTGGAATAAAGAGACTTGGTTTGAACAGGCTAATTTAGACCGTTTTATTGACGGCAGAATTGATTTTAGCCACAGATATATATATTGGTTTGAAAACTACGCAACCGTGATGGCTGCTCGCGATATCCTTGCTTTATTGGGTGAGGACTATTCAGAGATATTTGATACAGCGACAGAGCAATGGTGTATCACATCAACTTATCAAGATTTAGCGTGGCTATAATGACACTAAGTCAAATTGGATTCATAATGCTGTTTTGGTTCTTAAGCGCAATGGTGTTTTATTCATTGGGTTGCGATAGCGGTTACAGGGAAGGCCGCCGCGCGGTGCGCGAATACTATGACAAACGCGAGAAGGTGAGACTATGAAGCATGCGGAAATACTACAAAGTGCAACAGACTTATATCAAGAACGGGGACTGCATTACGGCCATCCGTCTGACAACATGGCAAGAGCAGCAAGGCTCATCAGCGCCTATCTGGAAATGCCAGTTGAAGATTATCAAGTTGCAGTCATTCTCGCGCTCGTCAAGATTGCAAGAACCATTGAAGATGCGCAAAAGATTGACAGTTGGACAGATGGCGCGTCTTATCTAGCAATAGCAGGGCAATTAGCGACAGAGGAGAATGAACTTTATGTATAAATTGGAAGATTACGAGACAGTAGCCATGTTAAATAAATGGTTTGTGGAAAATTATCCTATGGGAAGGACTAACATTGAAATCACTTATCACGATGTTGAAAAGGGTTACATTACGTGCAAGGCTGAAGTTTATCGGGATGCTAATGACGCTTTTCCTGCGACTTCTAATATCGCTCATGGAGTTAGGGATCAATATATCCAGAATATGCGTAGGTTCTATGCAGAGGATATTGCTTCATCAAGTCTTGGCAGAGCAATCACACTCCTTAAAGGAGGACAGACTGCCACTAGAGATGACATGGAAAAAGTAGGCCAAGCGCCCGATAAACCTACTCCAAAACCTTTTGCTGAGAAGTTAGCGGATAAAATCACAATGCCAGTTGAGGATGATCCGTGGACCGTCAAGGCTGTCAGTGAACCGCCTAGCGCTGCCGATGCAGTTGCATTAGTTCAAGAAGTACTAGGCGCTATAAAGGTTGATAAAGATATTCCAGAATGTAAACACGGTCAGCGTGTATGGCGTACTGGAACTAAAAATGGCAAGCCTTGGGCCAATATGGGTTGTCCACTGACGCCGCAACGTCAGCAGACTTGGGCTGACATAGATAAGTGTGATGCAATTTGGTACGTCATTGATAACAATGGCGCTTGGAAGCCTCAAGAGGTGAGAGTATGAGCAGACGAGGAAGAAAAGCGTGGAATGAACTTTATGACATTATGTTGGATCACGAATTAACACCCAATTCGTATATGTTAAAAGTAGAAGTATTAAATGTTTTGGAAAAATCCATGCCAGTTGATTGTTCTGAATTGGATAGAGCCATAATTCTTCTTATTATTGCTGATTCTAATATGAGTGAGTTGGTGGAAAAATGAGCCACCTTCAGTTCTTAAATCAAGATGGTGAGTGGGAGAAGTTTCCAACCGATGATGAATTATATGAGAAGGCGCGTAGGCGAGAAGTCCTTAATGCGCTTCAGGTTCGGATACTATGTCACTTATGCAACGAGCCTGTACCAACTTCGGAGTTAGCGTTTTGGACAGAGGGCCAAATACTCACGTGGTCATGCAAGAAATGTCATGCGGTCAATGAGTCAAAACTCACGCAAGCATAGAGGTTTCCGCACTGAACGTGTGGTGGCAACTTATCTGTCGCAGTGGTGGGAAAGTGCGACGGTAGGGCGAGGCTCAGGCCGAGACATACTCAATGTCCCGTTCGACTGCGAAGTCAAGGCTAGAGCCTCGTTAGATATAAAGGGAACGTTCCGCCAAATCCAATCAAGAACAAGCAAAAGTGGGCTATTGGGGTTCGCCTGTTTTCGTTTGAATGGACAGGGAGAAAATGCGCAAGATTATGCTGCGCTAATCCGTCTTGAGGATTTGGTGGAACTTCTCATCAAAGCAGGATATAAGAATATGAAGGCAGAAATAACAGATGCAGATATCAAGCGGTGCGAAGGTTGTGGAGAATGGACTATTGAAACTCCTTGCAGATGGTGTGAGGATCAGTAGTGCCGATTTATGAGTTTGAATGTACTAATGATCAGTGTGAAGCAAATCTAAGATATGAAAAAGAATTGAGGATCAATGAACCACATGATGTTGAGTGCGGGTTCTGCCATGAACCGATGCGTAAAATATACAGTTCGTTTGGTATCCAATTTAAAGGTAATGGGTTCTATTCAACTGATAAGTAAAACGCCACGCCGTTCTGAGCAGGACTTATGTTAATGAACTTGACTGCCTTGGTACACTCTATGGCTAGAGCCCCTCAAGGGCTCAAACCGCGCCTGAAAGGCTTAGCGCGGGAGTTAGCCACCGTTATAGGGATATCTCTATCTATAGCAATGCCCTTAGAGGCAAGTGCGACAAACCTTGCAACTAATGAACTTAAAGTATTAGCAGATAAGCAATTGACAGATAAGCAATATAAATGTCACAACTTAATTGTCTATAAAGAGAGCAGATTCAATAAGTCAGCAATTAACGGCTCACATTATGGCTACTATCAGATGCGTACTAAGGCTGTTAAGGATAAACCTTATGACGTACAGTTCTATATCTATTGGTATTATGTTACTTCTCGGTATGGTGTTACTAAGTATGATGAGCCTAACTATTGCAATGCACTAAAGCACTTAATACATAGAGGATGGCAGTAGTGGCAAAGAAGGGTGATCCACGTATCAGTGGCAAGTACAAAGAGAGAAGGCTCAAGGTGTTAGCAATGGCAGGTTATGTGTGTCATTACTGCGGGCAGACAGCCGATCAAGTGGATCACGTTGTACCGATCTCAAAGGGTGGAGACCCTATGGCGTGGGAAAATATGGTTGCAGCGTGCAAGTCATGCAATACCTCAAAGGGTGACCGCTCACAGGCCCTTTTTTTAGGGCAAAATTCTACCCCCCCTGTCTTTCGAAGCAATCCCTCCCCGACAATCGGACATATTGACCAAACCAGCCCATTTCGGACATTAAGAAACCCAGATCAGAACTGATGGCAGCCAAATCAAAAACAGTGTTGCGGGGGTCAATTAAGCCAAGGCTTCACAGCCCATATTTAACGGGCAAATCTAAAGTTCAAGATGTAATTGATTTATGTGAATTGATCCAGATGCCACTTTTGCCTTGGCAGAAACACGTATTGACCGATATTTTGCGCGTGGACAATAAAGGTAACTGGGTTCGGAAAACAAACCTATTATTGATTGCAAGACAGAATGGAAAGACTCATTTAGCACGTATGTTGATACTGGCCCACCTTATTAAGTGGAAAACCGATGTTTTGATCATGTCCTCCAATAGAGCGATGGCCTTGGACACTTTTAGGCAGATTGCTGAAGTAATTGAGACTAATGATGCTTTGAAGGGTTTTGTTAAACAAATCCGTCACGCTAACGGCACTGAGTCAATTTTGATGGTTGATGGCACACGTCTTGATGTTGTAGCGGCCACGCGCGACGGTTCGCGCGGCAGGTCCGTTTCTGGACTTTTGTATATTGACGAATTGCGTGAAATCACAGAGGAGGGATACCGCGCAGCAATTCCTACTACACGCGCTCATCCTAATTCTCACACACTTTTGACCAGCAATGCTGGAGACGCTTTTAGTACAGTGCTAAACGATATGAGAAGTAGGGCCTTAGAAAATCCTCCTAAGTCTTTTGGATTCTACGAATACTCTGCTCCAGCACAATGCAAAATTACAGATCGCAATGCTTGGGCGATGAGCAATCCTGCCCTTTCGTGGACTATTACCGAGGAAGCGCTGGAGGAAGCGGTTGCAACCTCACCAATTGAAAATACTCGCACCGAATTACTTTGTCAGTGGATTTCGTCGCTGCAATCACCCTTTCCACCAAATTCCATTGAGGATTGCTCGGATTCAACACTTGAGATGTCAGCGGGTGCATATACCGTATTCGGATTCGATAAATCCCCAAGTTCTAGAGATTGTTCACTTGTCGCGGGTCAAATTCTTCCTGATGGCCGAATTGGTATAGGAATCCTTGAAACATGGGAATCTTTAGTTTCTATTGATGAATTGCAGGTTGCGGCAGCAATTAAGGCATGGGCTGATATTTATAGGCCAAGACAGATTTGTTATGACAAATACGCAACCCAGACAATTGCAGAGCGTTTAACCAATGCTGGTCAGATATGCGTTGATGTGTCAGGCGCGCAGTTCTATCAAGCGTGTTCTGACTTGCTTGATGCAACCGTAAACCGTAGGTGGGTTCATAATGGTCAAGACATTCTCATAAATCAATTTGCCAATGTTGCTGCTAAAAACAACGACTCATCATGGAGAATCGTAAAACGTCAAAGCGCAGGATCAGTTGCCGCGCCTATTGCAATCGCAATGGTTATTTCAACTTTAATGAAACCACAACAGGTTGCGGCTATATACGCCGAATGACCTATATGTAGTGTATAATTGCAACCTATGGGTATCTTTGATCGCAAGTCAAAAATAATTGAGGCTCAAGTTGCTCCGCAAATTATGGGAGATCAACTTAATAGCATTTACAATTACATTGTCCCAACTGTGTCGCGCAAAGACGCAATGACCGTTCCCGCTGTTAAAAGATGCGTGGATTTGATTGCTGGCACTATCGCCGCAATTCCTCTGGAGTATTACAAAAAATCCACAGGTGAAATGATCTCTGCTCCACGTTGGGTTAATCAACCTGCGCTTTCACAACCACGTTTTGTTACTATCGCATGGACAGTGGATAGCCTAATTCATTATGGGCAAAGTTTTTGGGAAATTACCGAGACGTATCAGGAAGATGGAAGAATGGCGCGCGCGGAATGGGTTGCCAATACTCGCGTAACATTTGACACTGATCTATATAACACAACTGTTCAAACTTATTACGTTGATGGTGTTGCGCGCCCTATGTCTGGACTTGGTTCAATAATTACATTCCAAGCGCATAACGAAGGAATACTTGCAACTGGATCGCGCACAATTCAAAGCGCAATTGATATTCAGAAAGCCGCTGCAATTGCTTCACAAACTCCGATGGCTACGGGTTACATTTCTAATTCAGGTGCAGACCTTCCTCCAGCGGAAGTTCAAGGATTATTAGCCGCTTGGAAGGCCAGCCGCCAAAATCGTTCAACTGCATATTTAACTTCTACTCTTAGTTACAACACAGTTGGTTTCTCACCTAAAGATATGATGTACAACGAAGCAATACAAAACTTAGCAACTGAAATTGCGCGTTTGTGTTCAGTTCCCGCTTATTATCTGTCAGCGGATCAAAATACAACTATGACTTATGCGAACGTTCAAGATGAACGTAAACAACTTGTTGCACTTTGTTTCCAACCTTACATTTCCGCAATTGAGGAAAGACTAAGCATGGATGATTTAAGCACTTCAGGACATTACGTAAAATTTGCGCTTGATGATACTTTCTTAAGAACTGAACCAATGGATCGCTTACTCGTTCTAGAGAAAATGCTTTCACTGGGTTTAATTACAACTGAACAGGCAATGGAAATGGAAGATTTATCTCCTAACGGAAATGGTGAACAATGAGCGATTTAACTTATTTAACATTTGAAGCATCTGGATTAACTGCGTCAATGGATACACGCGAAATCACTGGCAAGATTGTTCCAATGGGAACAGGCGAAGTTGGGAACACTAGCGCGGGTCCAGTAATTTTTGAACGCGACTCAATTGATCTGCCTGAAGCAAAATCTGTTCGTTTATTAGCGCAACATGATATTAAGCAACCTTTAGGTCGCGCTCAATCCTTTGAAGTAAAAGAAGATGGAATTTACGCGACATTTAAAGTAAGTCGCAGCAGCAAGGGTACAGACTATTTATTGATGGCCCAAGAAGGATTGGTTACAGGGCTGAGTGTAGGTGTTGAAGTTAAAGCATCTAAGCCTTCACGCAATGGCGTTATCTATGTGACTTCATCTATCTTAAAAGAAGTCAGCGCCGTCACTGAACCCGCTTTCAAAAGCGCACAAATAACTAACATTGCAGCCGAGGAAACCGAAGTAGTGGAATCTGAAGTTGTAGAACAAACAAACACACCAACAGAAAGCGAGGCGGTCGTGGAAAATACTCCAGACACCGTAGCAGCACCAGAAGTTGAGGCAACGGCTGTTGAAGCCGCTCGCCCAACTGTAACAGCCAAGGTCTATGCAACAGAGCGCGTAGCACCTATCACTTCAGGACAATACCTTGATGCACAAATCAAGGCAGCACTGGGCGATGACGATGCGCGCCGCATTATTCGCGCAGCGGATGACAGCATTTCAACAAATACTGGCCTAACATTGCCAGGCCACTTGCAGCAATTCACAACAACAACATTCACAGGTCGCCCAGCATTTGAAGCGGTAACACGTCAAGCGTTGCCAGATTCTTCAATGTCATTCACCATCCCGAAATTGGGAACTGCGCCAACTGTGGCTGAAACTGCGGAAGCAACTGCACCAAGCGAAACAGGCATGACTTCAACTTACGACACCGTAACAGTGAAGCAGTATTCAGGCCTCAACAGAATTTCTACAATTTTGTTGGACCGTTCTAGCCCTGCATTTATGGAATTGCTTATGCAGGAAATGCGTAAAGCATACGAGAAGGCAACAGATGCAGCACTTATTGCAGCCTTCACTGCTTCAGGAACAGCAGCAACAGGAACAGCAGCAACGGCAGCAGGGTTGCAATCATTTATTGCAACTGAAGCCGCAGCAGCATACAAGGCAACAGGTGGCAATTATGCTAACAAGTTAGTTGCATCAACTGACCAGTGGGCTGCAATTAACGGATATGTGGATGGCGCTTCACGCCCTCTATATTCTGCTCAAGGACAAACACAGAACGCGTCAGGCGCAGTAGTTCCAACTTCAGTAGTTGGAAACGTACTAGGAACTTCGCTTATCGTGGACCACAACATTTCAGTTTCAGGAATTGTTGATGAGTCAGCGTTCCTTGTTGCTCCAGAGTCAGTCTATGTTTGGGAAAGCCCGCAGACAACCTTGCGCGTCAATGTGCTAACAACTTCAGAGGTGGAAATTTGCCTCTATGGTTACATGGCAATTGGCGTTCTAAAGGGTGGCGCTGGCGTACGTCGTTACAATCTAGCGTAATAAACAAACACTAAGTCACTGGAGGGGTGCCGCCCTTACACCCCTCCAGTCTTTAGAAAGGATAACAATGAGCATCACCACGGTTGCAACTCTTAGAAGTGCATTGGGTGTCGGGACTTTGTACTCAGACGCCACGCTTCAATCTGTTTGCGACGCTGGAGATGACGTATTGTTGCCTTTTCTATGGAAGAACCAACAACAAATTATTGCTCATTCAAGTTCTGGAACAGTCGGGACTCTTTATTTTGACGTGCCTATCAGAGAAACATTTTATATCGGACAAACGGTTACGATAAGCAATGCAGGTAGCCGCTACAACGGATCAAAAACAATTACGGCGGTTGGAGAGTATTCTTTCAACATTACTATTACTGCTGGCAATAACAACCCATATCATACTGTTGCACCTTACGGAACGGCGGCAGCGGAAACTTATACAGATTACTCAACAATTGCTTCAATTCAGCAAGCATCTCTGCAAATATGCGAAGCGATCTGGCAAGCAAGACAGGCCCCGTCGGGTCAAGGAATGACGGTTGATGGTTTCACTCCCTCACCTTTCACAATGTCATCAACGCTCGTCGCAAGAATCAGAGGGCTCATAGCCCCGTACCTAGCGCCCAATTCGCAAGTAGGATAGCAATGACAGCGGCCATCACAACACTTCGCGCCACGATTGCAGCGGCAATAGTTGATAACACTAAGTACTCAACATTTTCATTTCCTCCAGCGACACCGATCGCAAATTCTGTTGTGGTCAGTCCTTCAGACCCCTACATTTCGCCCAATAACAATTCACAGATTAACATTTCACCTTTAGCATCATTTGAAATCAATATCTTCGTTCCTCTTATGGACAATGAAGGCAATCTCAATGGAATTGAGGAAATGGTGGTTGCCGTGTTCGGCAAACTAGCCGCTTCCTCTATCGTCTATAATATCGGCAATGTAAGTGCGCCTAGCGTTCTTAATGCTGCTACGGGCGATCTCTTAACCTGTTCAATGCAATTATCATGTCTCACGAGTTGGAGTTAAAATGACTGACCATACAGCGGAAGATTTGGCCTTCTTAATTAAGATTGGTCAGATCAAAGAAGCACCAGCAGCACCAAAACCAGTAACTAAGAAAGATGAGGAATAATCATGGCGCAAGGCTTAACAAATAAGGTTGGTTTCAAGGTAGGCGCTACTGATCCTGCCTCAATTGATCTTTCAGCGTACGTAACAAATTTCACACTGACACGTTCAGTAGATCAGATCGAGACCACGGCAATGGGTGACTCAGGTCACAGATTTGTGGCGGGCCTCCAAAATAACAGCATTACCGTTGATTTGATCAATGATGATGCTGCTACGGCAGTTCTTCAATCAATGAACACACTTTTTGCAACTAACGCTTACTTCAAGTGCGCGCTAGACAAGACTGCATCAGGTTCAGCCGCAAATCCGTTTTATAGTGGCTTAATTTTGATTGATACAATTACACCGATTAATGGCGCTGTCTCCGATCTCGGCATGCAGAGTTTGACTTTTCAGGTATCAGGAGCAATTACAGTTACATCAACTGGCAGTTTCTAAAACTAACTAAACAAAGGGGCAAATCATGGCACAACTAAAAGTAAAGTTCACAGATGGTAAAGAATTAAGCGGGGAAATAACTCCGCTTATGGAATATCTTTTTGAACAGCATTACAAAATTGGGTTTCATAAGGCGTTCAGAGAACAAGAGATGCAATCAATGGTTTACTTTTTGGCCCATGAGATCGTTAAGCGGAGCGGTGAACCCGTTGATGCTAGGTTGGAGACCTTTATTTCAACGCTGCAAAGTGTTGAGGTAGTGGACTCCGACCCTTTGCAATAAGGCGCGATCTTCCATTCACCTATCTAATTGCTCGCTTGAGCATTAGATTGGGGATTGCGCCGCAAGAATTACTAAAACTAGACAAGACAATGCTTGAGGCATTGTTACAGGCTCTTAAGGATGAAGCGAAAGAGGTAAACGATGCCAACCGAAGTAAAAGGCGTCATTGAACTTCGTAAAGCCCTTCGCGCTTATGCACCTGATCTAGAAAAGGAAATGCGTAAAGAGATTTACGATATTGTAAAACCTGTTGTAAGTCAGGCTAAAGGCTACGTCCAATCTGAGATTATGGGCCTACGCACAGGTTGGATCAGATCAAATAAGCGTCTAAAAAAAATTACTAGAGGTACCTCCGCCTTTCGTAAAGGTGTGTTTCCTTTTTACAATCCAACAGAGGTCAAGGCTGGCATTAAGTTTAGCGACAAGATCAGCAAATCAAACCGAGCAGGGTTTGTCAGTGTTTTTAAGATTGAAAACAAGTCACGCGCAGGTGCTATCTATGAAATTGCTGGCCGCCGTGATAATGGCAAGGCTCAAGATTGGGTTGGTCCAAAAGGCCCTTCCAGTCATAAATTTAGCCATTCACAAAACCCTGACGCTGGACAGCACTTTATCAACGCCATAAGCAATTCAGGCACTATGAAGGGTGAAGGTCCACGTAGAGGCCGCTTGATCTATCGCGCTTGGAATGAAAACCAAGGTCGCGCTAACGCCGCCGTATTCAAGGCTATTGATAAGGCGACTGCCCGTTTTAACTCTCGCGCAACCATTGTTGATCTAAAGAGGGAAGCCGCATGAGTAATGTAGTAATTGATATTATTACCCAGTTTTCTGGGAAAAAGGCTTTTAAGGATGCAGATAACGCAGCCGCCAAACTATCCGCATCCGTTAAAAGATTAGGTGCAGCGTTTGGTGTAAGTCTTGGCGGGGCCGCTGTTCTTCGTTTTGCTAAAGATACTGCCAAGGCGTTTATTGAAGATGAAAAGGCAGCCTCTCGTTTAACTCAATCTGTCAAGAATCTGGGATTAGCCTACGCGGCTGATGATATTCGCAACTATGTGGATCAACTTACCCTAGCGACAGGTGTTGCAGATAGTGAATTGAGACCAGCGCTACAGGCACTTTTGCAAGTAACTGGAAGCGTTACAAAGTCACAACAATTACTTTCTGACGCAATATCAATAAGCCGTGGCAGCGGCGAAGCGCTTACTACTGTTGCAAATGATTTATCACAGGCATACGTAGGAAATCTCAAAGGATTACGCAAATACAATCTTGGTTTAACTCAGGCTGAATTAAAAGCGGCTAGTTTTGTAGATATTCAGGAACGCCTAAACTCTCTGTTTAGCGGAGCGTCAGCGGCTTACCTTAGAACTTATGCTGGCCAGATGGAATTACTTGCCAATACAGCCAATGAAGCAAAAGAAGTTATTGGTAAAGATTTAGTAAGCGCTCTCGTTTTGGTCAGTGGTCAAACAGGTGTTGAAAACCTTTCAACTCAGATGATGGATTTGGCAACCTTTACAGGCGATGCAGTTTATGGTTTAGGCGTATTGATTGACAAGATCAATAACCTTGCTGGCCTAAAGCAAATCGGTGGCATTATGGGACTTCTTGAAATGAACCCCATTACAGGCGCACCAATCGCAATTGCACAATTCTTGGCTGATCTAGGCAAGTCTGCCAAGGCTGCTAAAAATACTTTTAATTTTCCTTCAGGCGGTGGCGCGGGTACGGGTGGCACTAAAAAGATTACTGATAGACAGGCCGCCGCGGCTGAACTAGCAGCGAAAAAACGCGCCGCTGAATTGCTTAAACTTCAAAAGGCTTCACTTAAGGCAACTGCCGATGCCCTAAAACTTAAAAAGGCTGGCACACTTTTTGACGTTGAACAGGCTGGAATTATTGCAGCCCTTAAAGGTCAAGTATCCAAGGAAGATGAAACACGCCTACAACTTCAATTTGCTATTTTAACTGGCAACGTCAGTGAAGCATCAAGACTTGCTGGAGAAGTAGCCAAGGCGCAGGGTTTGACTAAAGAATTAGTTTCTTATTACTCAGGTATTCCTAATGCTAAGAATCCATTTGAGGGCTGGATTAAAACACTCACTGATGCAGAGGCAATTGCCAAGCGCATTGCGGATCAAAAACCTGTTACACCTATCACGCCTGTTACTCCACAAATTCCACAAATTCCCTCAATGGCTCCTACTGGAGTTGGACTAATTGCTGGAAGCACTCAAGTTGGTTATGGTGATTTTGGTAACGGCGGCGCAGTAGGTCAGGAAATCACTGTTATTGTAACTCTTGACAGCAAGGAATTAGTTGGGACAATTACTAAAACTCAAACTAATAATTCTTTGTCTGGAATACCAATTGGTATTCAAAGAACTCTTGGACAATTTGCGCCGTGACATTACCTGCACAAATAGCCGTTTCATTTGACTTCACCTCGGGAGCCACATTTTCATACCCCTTCACGATAGGGGACAATAAGTATGGCGTTTTAGGTACTGGCACACTAGCCTCTACAACTACTCCAGAACCAACAGTTGATTTAACTAATGACGTTTACAGCATACAAATTGACCGTGGCCGAAACGTTATGCGCGATCAATACGAGGCTGGCAGCGCAACAATTCGCGTCATGGACCCTCTATCTTACTTTTCGCCCCAAAACACAGCCTCGCCCTATTATGGATTTTTAACTCCACTTCGCAAACTTCGTGTGTCCGCAACATACAACGGTGTTGGTTATTTTCTCTTTTCAGGTTACACAATCTCCTATAATTACACTTACCCAAAAGGTCAAGAAACAGGTTTTGTAGATATTGTTTGTACGGATGCCTTTAGACTTATGCAACAGGCAGGTGTTGTAACAATCGCTTCGTCACCCGCTGGCCAATATACAGGCGAGCGTATTGCCGCAATCCTGAACCAAGTATCTTGGCCCGCTTCAATGCGCGCGTTGGACACTGGAGACACGTTATGTCAGGCTGATCCTGCCCAAAATAGAACTTCGCTTGATGCTCTGAAAAATGCTGAATTCAGCGAGCAGGGAGCATTTTATATTCGGGCAGATGGAACAGCAGTATTCTTAAGCCGCACTAATGTGATTAAAAAGTATGGCGATACACCAATTGAATTCAATCAAACCACTGGCATACCCTATTCCAATCTAGTATTTGCCTTTGATGATAAACTGATCATAAATTCCACGTCAATTACTCGTTATGGCGGCACAATTCAAACCGCTACAAATGATGCTTCAATTGCTAAATACTTTCCTCATCAGAATAATGAAACCAATCTAGTCTGCCAGACTGATGCTGATGCTCTCAATATCGCTAAGATTTACACCGCGACCCGCGCTGAAACTTCAATACGAATAGATGCAATGACGGTTGATCTTTTGGACACTAGAGTTCCAACCGCAACTGTTTTGGGGCTGGATTATTTCAGCAATCTAAAAATAACAAATGAACAGCCTGACGGTTCCACAATCGTCAAAACCCTCCAATGTCAAGGACTTTCATGGCAAATTACGCCAAACGTGATGAAATGTACCGTGACGACACTTGAGCCAATAGTAGAGGGCTACATAATCGGTTCAAGTATTTCGGGTATAATCGGCACTAACATCATGGCGTATTAGGAGATAAAATGGCAACAGGTTTTCCAGCAAGTACAGGTGACGTTTTATCCGCCGCCATGTTTAATGGTTTGGTGGCGTTTACATTGAACGCGCAGACTGGCACTACATATACAACCGTAATTGGAGATTCTTACCAAACACTTATTACTCAATCAAATGCTTCAGCAAATGCAATCAAGATTCCTACTAATGCTTCCGTGGCTCATCCAGTAGGCACAGTAATAACAGTCCTAAACATAGGCGCTGGAACTTGCACTATCTCAGCAGTTACTTCAGGCACAACAACAGTACTTTCAGCAGGTGCAACCGCAGCCAGTCCTACCCTTGCTCAGTACAAGTCAGCAGCCTGTATCAAGACTGCAACTGATACTTGGTACGTTGTGGGTGCAATAGCCTAATGCTAAACAATATCGCCGCTCTAGTTGGCGCACCTACCGCCGCTATCGGCGATTATGAGTCTATTTCAACCACAACTTTATCTACCGCTACGGCATCTATTACCTTTAGCGGTATTCCTAGTACTTACAAGCATTTACAAGTGCGAGGTATTGTAAGACCAACATCAAATAATGCTGATATGCGCCTGACTCTGAATAGTGATACAGGCTCTAATTATGCAAGGCACAGACTTATAGGTAATGGCTCAACCGTTGACGCAACAGGAACAGCATCAACCGCTTTTATTGGGTTCTTTGATGCTAACGGATTACAAACGGGAACTGCGTCAGTATTTGGCGTAGCAATAATTGATATTTTAGATTATGCAAATACATCTAAGTACAAAACTGTAAGGATTTTATCTGGCAATGATAATAATGGTTCAGGTCAAGTTGGATTAAGTTCAGGGTTATGGCAATCAACAGCGGCTACAACCACTTTAACCCTAGTTATGAGTGCTGGTAATCTTGATACTTACTCATCCTTCGCTCTGTATGGGATTAAATAATGGCTAAAACTTATGAACCAATAGCGACCACAACTCTGGGAAGCGCCAGCGCAACAGTTACATTCTCATCAATCTCAAGTTCTTACACAGACCTTATTCTAGTCGGAAATATAGTTGGACAATCAGCCACTGGTGGCTTACAGATGAGACTTAATTCAGACTCTAGTTCTAATTATAGTTACACATTTCTCAACGGTGATGGGTCTAGTGCATCTTCCAGTAGGGCAAGCAGTCAAACAGAAGCCTCTATTTCCTTTAGCAATTCAACAACAGTTCCGTCTAGTTTTATCACCCAGATTATGAATTATTCAAATACAACTACATTTAAGACATTATTAAGTAGGTCTAGTTCTAACGGGAATACGCTTGCGTACGTCAATTTATGGCGCAAAACTCCAGAAGCGGTCAATCGCATTGATATTATTACATCAGGCGGTTACACAATAAACACAGGCTCAACCTTTACCCTATACGGAATTAAGGCGGCATAATGGCTAATACTTATATCCAAATTGGCAGCACCGTAACGGTTGGAGTCTTGGGAGCGGCCAATATAGATTTTACTTCGATACCTAGCACTTACACAGATTTAGTACTAAAACTATCCTTGCGCGGTACTGACGCTGGCAACTATGTAAACAGCCGTATTACCTTTAACGGTTCTGCTACGGGTTACACTTCCAAACTTGTATATGGTCTTGGTACTGGAACACCTTCATCAATTAGTAATGCAGTAACCACGGCTGTTGATTATTCTGCTTACGGCACAGGTTCTTTAGCCACCACTTCCACGTTTGGTAGCGCTGAGATTTATATTCCAAACTACGCGGGGTCAGCCAACAAGAGTTTAAGTGTTGACCAAGTATCAGAAAATAATGCGGTTGCCGCTATTGCAGGATTAACTGCGGGCCTCTGGTCTAACACCGCTGCTATCAACCAAGTAACGATTACGCCAAGCGTGGGAACTTTAGTGCAATACTCAACAGCAAGTCTTTACGGCATCAAATCATCATAAGGAGATAAAATGGCAGACACAAAGATAATCGTTAATTGCGAGACAGGCGAAGTTACAGAATTGGAACTTACAGCCGAGGAAGTTAAGCAACGCGAGGCAGATGCTATTGCTTATGCAAAGGCTAAAGCCGATGAGGAACAAGCCGCGGCAGAAAAGGCAGAGGCTAAGGCTGCTATTGCAGAGCGCTTAGGTCTATCGGATGCTGAATTGGCTATCTTGCTGGGATGAAACCAAGATTATGCAAGGCTGGAGAAACTTTAAGGGCGGCTGTTAATGCTAATTACCCTGACAGAGACAAACGTTCCGACGGTTGGATTGCCGATGCACGTCATGTCGCGGCTGGCACTTCAGATCATATTGCTACAAATGGTATATGCCACGCCATTGATATTGACCGCGATCTCCATGGAATATCAAAACCAGACGAAATGCCTTATCTTGCAGACCAGATACGGCTTGCCGCCAAGGCAGGGGACAAGCGGATCAAGTATGTCATTTTTGCAGGAAAGATTGCCAGTTCTAAAAAAAATTGGGCTTGGCGATCTTATGAGGGCATCAATAAGCACGATCACCATTGCCACGTTTCTTTCACTGACAAAGGCGATGAAGATGGTTCACCGTTTAATATCCCGCTACTAGGAGCAAAATAATGAATATGAAGAATCCGCTGGT